GAACAACGGAAGGTCACCGCTGGCGATCAGGCCAAGCCGAAGCGGCTGACATACCTGTATGCGAACAAGGCGAACGCGCAGCGGGTGGCGGACCGGGAATGGAAGCGGTTGCAGGAATTGCAGGCATGAAAAAGGCGCCCGAGGGCGCCTTTTCTCCATATTACTTAGCACGCGAGTCTGGCCTTTTCCTTTTTTGCAACCAGATGCTTGATCCCAACATCCCCGCCTTCGCTGAAAATCTCTTCAATCTGTCCCAGCAATTCGGGATGGCGATCAAGGATGGCCATCAATACTATAAGCGGCTGCGGCGGCTCTACTTCAGCGCGCTCATAGCGTGAAAATGCATTGTGGCCACCACCGGAAAGCGCGACCATCTGCCTTTGCGTACGGTGCAGCTTTTTACGAATTCTCTTCATCTCATCTGCCACAGCTTGCTTGGCATCTTCAATAAGCTGATCACCAGCTTTTGCGTAGCTAATTGCGCTATCAGCGTCAAACTCCACTTCAGCGCACTCCACGCATTCCCAGCCTGCAAGCCCAGGGACATTGCGCTTCAGCTGCTGATAGGTCACTTCGAAGGTGCGATCCTTGAAACGAATCATCCCCTCGGGTGCACCACAGCAAAAACACGCTTGCTTGTTCATTCCGTCCTCCTTTTGAAGGAAATTACAGGCGGCCCTTGCAGCCGGTAGGTCACCTTCACATACAGCTCTACTCCACTCGGTAGCGTGGGGTAGTACACGTCCTGCCAAATCTTGTGATCAGCGTGTGTCGTCATCGACTTATAGAAGTCTTTTCGGCTCAGTTTGCTGATCACCTGCAGCATCGCTGTGGTACTTAGCCCAAGGGCTCGGCCACCATCCATCGCTGTCTTGGTGAACGCCGATGCGCCTAACCTGGCAACGTCCGCTTGGATCGTTGCAAGGTCGTAATGGGGTTTCTTTTTTTCCATAGCGATCCTGTGTCCTTCGTTATAAATTACCCTTAAAGGGTATTTTTTTCAACCTACAACACGTCTTTAGGGTATTGCTCAAGAAAATCATTGCGTTAGTTAATCGAGCGATCCAGATGCTGGAACTGCCGTTACTCTGAGGATCACGCACGTTCAGAGCAGTAACCTCGGCCCGCCGCCAGAGACTTGGTATGAAGAATCGCAAATACATGGAAAAGGCGCCCGAGAGCGCCTTCCCGTTTCAACCGGGCACCGTACGGGCCGTCATCGCCTCGATAGCCCGGCGCATAAACACCTGATCGGCCTCATCCAATTGTCGGTAAAACCTCAACAACAACCGCTCCGTTGCCGTCACGCATTCCATCTGGGGCTGTGCAACCAGCTCAGCTAGTCGACTACCATCAGCCTCATGTACCTCAGTCATTCTGCATACTCCATCACTGGCAGGGAGCCCTGACCATAGCGGCAGATTTGCAGAACAGTAATGCTCTAGAACGCGGCTTACAGACCGATCAACGGCAAAACTGGGTCACCAATCAGCACCGCAGCACCTATATCGCCCTCACACCCCTCCTGGGGTATCCACTCCAGGCTGGTTGTTTTGTCGTTGAGGCTTACATACAAATTGCGGTCGATACAGTCAGCCATTGCGCCCTTAGCTACGGCGTGTAGAAGCTTGTCAGACCACTCCACCACCTCGTAGTTGAAGACCCGCGCTTCCAGATCCTCGCCTTCATCGTGATGCAGAATGGAGGCATAGGCCTCGCTGCAAGTCTTCCTGACAAAGTTGCAGCTGATCTCGATGGCGTTCTTACCGGGTTGTTCATATCCCGCCACCGTCTTC